TTGTGGTAAGATAGATCTTGCTTGTTCTGGTGCAACACCATCTTCAATCATCTTATTATAAAGATTTAGTGCCATATTTGTAACATTTTCATACTCAAAATCAAGTTGTTTGTACTTTTCATCATCTTTTGACTTGAACATGAAATCTGAACTTCCCTGCTTTGCACCATTTGTAGGTGCAGTTCTCCATGCAGGAGTATAAAATTCAGGTTCAAATGTGACATATCTTCTACTAATTTCATTCATAACAAGACCAACTTGATGCTTTCCAAGTTGCGCTCTGATAAAAATAGGAGTCTTGATACGAATTGTAATTTGTGGATGACCAAAAGGAGTCCAATGATTGTGTTTTGCTAGATAAGAAATTAACTTTTTATCTTTATCAGATAAAGCATCTCTTTCAAGAACATGCTCATCTGCTTCTTCTACATTCTCATAAATCTTTTTCTTGATCCATGTACTTTCTTTAGAAAAAGAAACTCTAGCAGCATTGACAACAGTCAAATCTGTTCCCATGTGATCAACATATGAAACATGACCACAATCAAGAACATCAACATAAGTGACTAATCCCAAATCTGAATTTGGATTTGATCCCTGCATTGTGCTTGAAATTAGATTAATAAATGGACCAATACCATCAAAAACTAATTCTTTGTTTTTTCTCATTCTTGTTCTGGCTCCTTTTCTTCTTCTTCAGGGATATAATAACTTAGACTGATACCAGGAATATCTTCCTCTGTAAAAGTCTTGGCATAATCAACAGCACGTTTAAAAAGATTTGGGTCCATTTGACGGATATAATCAGCAAATTTATCAGTAAACGACAAATATGCATTTGCAACCATTTCAGATTGTTCTTGTGTGAGATCTTCTTCATTAATGTCTTCAAGATCATCATTTTCTTCATCAAAATCATTATATTCTTCGAAATTAGACATCATATTTTCTCCATGTTGTAATCTTAAAGGTTGCTTCTACTCCCTGATAAATATTATTCATTATAATATTTTTTAATTCATTTGGAGTATATCCGTTCAAAATCATATCATTGATATCTTTATATTTTATATTTTCGGGCCAGACACATATAATACCATCGTTCTTTGCTATTTGCAACATTGTATCCAAAACTTCTTTATTTCTAGGCTCATTATCTAGTACATGTATCAATCTTTTACTCTTTAAAATATCAGGAATTTTTTTCCAGTTTCCCATACCAAGAGTTGCAACAGAATTAGGAATGAACATAGAATCTATTGGTCCTTCAAAAACAAAAACATCATCTGATTCAACTTCATTCATTCCGAACCATGCTACTTTTTCTGAAACATGCTGAGTCAAATACTTAACAGAAGAATTCTTTAAAGCCCTTCCTTGAAATGAAACTAATTGTCCTAATTCGTCATAAACAGGTATGATAAGTCTAGGATCTTTGTTTTCATTCTTTCCGTAAATTATCTCAGAAAAATTATCAACATACATTAGAACATCATAATATTTTTCTGGTATTCTTCTCTTTACAACATATTTTTTACAAATATGATTTTCATCTAGTGATGATACTTTTGGAAAATTAAATTCTCCGTTCTTCTTTAATTTCTTTTCTGTAGTAAATTCTATTTCAATTACAGGCTTTTTGTAATTGCTGTTTCCATTTTCTCCGTTTTTCCATCTCTCTAGAGCATATTCTCTACAAAGACCTGGAGAAATTTTTTCTAGAAAATTATACAGATTAGTACCATAGTTGCAATTATGGCATCTATAAAAGAAATCATTTCCTTTTGAATAAAAATATCCTCTTGCTTTTACTTTGCTTTTTGAAGAGTCACCACAAATAGGACATCTACAATTAGCCAAAGATTCAGATTTCCATTTGAATTTATCAAGAGAAGAGGAAACAAAATTAATATATTTTTTATCAACGTATATTGACATTCTTATCTTCTTTTTCAAGAAGTTCTTTGTATAGTTTAAGTACTAATGCTTCAAACATTTCTGGTTCCATAGAAATATTTTTTGACTTAATAGTTCTTTTGGCTTCCAGCATCAATTGCTTGCGACGTTCGTCTGAAACATTAATCATTTTTTGATTCCTTATTTGTGTTAAAATGAAAATTTCCCCATTCTTCCCATTCATGGAGTTCAAAATCACGAACTGCAGGAAGAGCAGTTAGTTTTGCATACCACTCTTGCTTCTCGTTGAACCCATATACCCCAAGAATCTCATTGACCTCATTTAGACCAAAAAACTGCATTCCATCGTCTTTCATGTGTATTCCTTTCTTCTTGAAAACTTGGTATCGAAGCGAGTTAGACCTTCTAACCCAATATCATCTTCTTCACCAGTTCCAACAAGACCGTTTTGTTCAGATTCTTCTACATCATAAACTTTCATTTTACCACGATTTACACCAACAATAAATTTACGATTTGTTGCTAGATCATTATATCTATTCTTAAGTTGTTTTACAAGCAAATGATTCTTTTGTTCTAATTCTTCTGTAGAAATCAATGCAAACATAAAATCTACAGTTGCAGGGAGTCCGAAACTTTCTGATGTGTTTTCAAGACCCATATCACTATTATTGAATCCTTGTCTATTTGTTTGCGTTGCTGTAAAGATTGGAACATTATACTCTACAGCAAGACCACGAATTTCTTCTGCAATTCCTTTGATGTAGGTATAAGAATTCACAGCAGAAGATTTAAATCTTGCAGATGAACAAATATTAAGATAATCAATAAAAATTACTTCAGGGACAAACTTCAACTTAAGTTTCAATTCGTGAAGAAGGTGCCTAAAGTGATTAACATGTGCAGTTGCAGTGGGATATTCTTTGATAATAAGTCTACCAGTAACTCCCTGTGTAGCATTCAGGAGTCTTTTTGCATACATTGCTTTTGGTAGTTTCTTCATATCATCAATAGTCAGATCCATGATATTTGCATCTATTCTCTCTGCAATTCTTTCCTCTGCCATTTCACAAGTAATATACAAAACATTTTTATTTTGCATCAAACAATTTGCTGCATGGTGACAAAGAAACAAAGATTTGCCTACACCAGTTCCTGCAATAACACAATTAAGAGTCTTTTGTGGAACTCCACCATTTGTAATAGAATTAAAATATTCTAAATCGAATGGAATTTTCTGTTCTGACTTATGATAAAACTCATATCGCTTTTCTGCATCTTTGATATAATCATGACCAATGTTTGTGTCAAAAGATACAGAAAGTGCTTCAGATAAGATACTTGGAAGAGCATCTACTGTTTTTGTTGTATTTTTACCATCTATGATATGGATGGATTCAAGTACAGCATTATAGATTGATTTATCTTTACAAAACTTTTCAGTTTCATCAATCAACCAATCTTCATTATCATTCGGTTCTAAACTAAGATTTGAGATATATGAGATACAATCATCATATTCTTTTTGAGATAGTTTTCTTTCGTTTGATAATGCAACTGAAAGAGAATCTTTATTTGGAAGTTTATTGTATTCGTTTACATGATGAATAATTTGTCTTACTAGAATTTTTTCGATGTTGTCATGGAAGTATTCTTCTTTAAGAAAAGGAAGAACTCTTCTACAATATTGTTCATTTGAACATAGATTCTCAAGAATCAAATGTTCAATCGTTTTCGTTTCCAATTGCATCTTCCTCGCTTTGTTCTTCGGAATTCATTCCGTACAGGAATTCTTTTCCTACTGCATCTTCTAGTTTAGTCAAAACTTCTTCAGTAAAATATTTTTGTGGATTTTCGTTGATGTTTTTTTCCCAGACTGTCGTCCCATCTGGCAACTCGATGCGTGTGGACACCTTACGGAATATACCATATTTTAGGGCGATGTCAAGCAGTCCGTAGTACCTGTCAAGACCCGAGTCATATTTCAAAAGAACATCTACCATTTTATTTTCTTTAGTAAATCTTCCCTTGAACAATTTACAGTGAATAATATTACCTACAACTTCATTTCCGACCTTTTCTTTCTTCTTTGAAAGATATACGATTATGCTTGCAGCATATTTCAATCCACCACCGCCGCCCATTTCTTTCATAGGAACATATGCACCTACAACATCATATGTGTGATTAGTAATAAGCATAGGAATTTTTGCTTTTCCTAACTTAATTGTCAATACTCTGAATATAGATTTGACAACTTGTGCTCTAGTCATATCACGAACATTCTTTCCTTCACTTGTGTCACCCATTTCTTTTTCTGTAGACAACATACCCAAAGAATCCAAGACAATCATCATTGGTTTCTTGTCTTTTTCTCCCATTTCCATATATTTGTCAATAACAGAAATTACTTGTTTACGAAAATCTTCAACAGTAGCAACAGGAAAAACAGCAACTCTTGAAGGATCTACTCCTCTGCTTTTGAACATTTCACTTGTAACTGCTTGCTCTGTATCGAAATACAGAACAACAGAACCTTCTTTTTCTTCAAGAAAACTCTTTACAATTCCTATACTAAAATAAGTTTTTCCTGTTGCAGATTCACCTGCAAGAGCAACTATTTTATTATCAGGAATTCCTCCGTGAATGCTTCCTGAAAGAAGAGCATTGAAAATATAACTACCAGAATCAACGTAATCTTTCACATCACTTGCATCAAGACCGTCTTCTACTATTGATGCAAATTCGTTTCCTGAACTTTTAATCACTTGTTTCAAAAAATCCATAATAACTCCTATGCGAATAATGATTCTAATGTTGCTTGTTTTTCTATCTTCCATCCAATGCAATTTGTAATGCCCTTTAAAGGCTCAAGAAAACTCTTTTCAAATTGCATGTCTATGTCTATAGAGTTATGTAGTTCAAATTCTGGAGGAAGTACATGTAAAAATGAAATAACCTTTGCTCCTGTGGGATTCGGTTCCTTCAAATAAACAAATTTAACTTTTTCTCCATCCTTTATCAAAGAATATTTTTTGGTTAATTTATTGTTTTTTATTAGATTGTTATGTATCAATGCTCCTTTAACAGCAATAGGAGTTGATTTCTTAAAAATACTAGAAGAATCAAAGTATTTTTCTATATCATTACATGATCTAGGAAAAGAAATTTCCTCTACAGGCAATTCATAAAATTTTTCTTTAAATTCTTCTACATAACGAATTAATTGATCTTCATCTTTATTCAGAATAATTTCAATACATTTTTTAAGAGAGGTTCTGACAGATTGAGGAGTAGAAGAGCGAACAACCTCTATTCCCATAATTTTTGTTTCCGGGGTAGAAAGAAGAACATTATCTTCTCCCATGAAAACATTTAGCATATAACGCTTCTTTGCAGTCCATACACCTTTATTTGCAATAACTTCTCTCTTCATGTTCAATTTCTGAACAGGACAATTTAAAACTTCTTTAATCTTATCATACTTCTTTTGTATAAAAGGTGTAAGAACATCAACACAAAATTTATCAATATTTGTTATGATCTTTTGTGTATTATTTTTATCTGGGTTCATAAATTTAGTAACTACATTGTCTAAGCAAATATAAACTGAATCTGTATCTGATGCAACAATATAATTATCATTGTCGGTTTTACATAAGTTATTTAAAAATTTTGTTAATTCTTTTTCTATCCAACGAATTACAAGTTGTCCAGATAGAGTAATTGCTTCTGCAAGATCAATATCAAAATGACGGAAATATTGATTTCCTACAGTACCGAATGCAGAATTTAGATTAATTTTTCTGACCAATTGAAAGTTATGATATTTGACAATATCCATCTCTAATTTTTTAATTTCATCTGGAGAAAGAATATCTTTCTGTTCCTTTAACTTTGCTTTACACTCCAACATCTTCTTCTTATACATCTTTCTTTCTTCATACATCTTTTCCATTAATTCTGGAAGAAATCCTTGTTTTTCTGTGGAAAAGAATATTCCATTTGCAGCCATACAAGCATTTCTTTTCTTTCCAGATTCTACTAAAGAAAGAATATGTTCATCCATGTTTAATATTTCATCAACAGAAACTTTATCTTTTGCATGGAAATTCATTTTAGTTTCTGGAGAAATATTAAACAATTGAATCAAAGATGGATAAAGAGAATCCAAGTCAAAACTGACAATCCAATTGTGCATTCCAACAACAGGCTCTTTTACATATGCTCCAGTAAATTGAGTATTCTTATCTTGGTCTTTAATTCTTCGAAGAGGAATTACAATGTTTTTTTCCATCAAATGATAATAAATGATAGAATCCCACATTCTGACCTGAGACATAACATCATTAAAATTGACTTTGCATGAATATGCAAGATCTACTGCTAGTTGTAGCAGTTTCATTTTACGTTCTAGTTTTTCAATGAGAAGAACATCATGATAATTATATTGTATAAATTTATTAAAATCTTTCTTATAAAGATCTTGAATTGTATTAAACCCTTCAAACGATGCTTTTTTCTCACCTAATTCTACTGTTGCAATATAATCAAGTCTATATGATTCTCTTGTAACAAATGTAAACTTTTTATACAAATCAAGATAATCAAGAATAGCAATACCTGCAATATCATATACAATATTTTCTTTGTTCATTATGACCACTTTTCGTGATCCAATGAAACCCCAAGGAGAAAGTTCATTTGCTCCATCTTCTCCTAGCAATTTATTGATTCTATTAACAAGATAAGGAATGTCAAAAAAATTAACATTCCAACCAGTTATAATATCAAAATCTTGTTTATTCCACCATGCAATAAATTCATTCAACATTTCCTTTTCGGTGGAATAATGATTAACTTTATGATTTTTTTCTACAGGATTTGCTTTTTCTGTACAAAAAGTATAAACATCAAATTCATCATTCTTGAATGAAGTTTTTACTGTAATAGCATTTACTATCTGATCTGCTAATTCTACGGATGGAAATCCGTTTTCGCATTCCGTCTCGATGTCCATATAACCGATACGAAGATTATCAATGCTAGGATGGCAGTTTTCATGCCTTTGTAAAAAGTTGTAAACATAATTATCGTTTCCATATAAAGTAATACCAGAGACATCTTTGTAATCGTTGATAAAGTCTCGGCATTCATTGATAGAAGGAAAATTAACTTCTTCTAGATTCTCTCCATGAAGAGATTTCCATTTGGTCTCTTTTTGAGAAGGAACAAAAACAGAAGGAGAAAATCCATCATTTTTTTGAATTCTCTGAAAATTAGAGTCATATCCTCTGTAAAGTATTTTATTTCCTTTACAGATGACACTTGTGTAAATTAGATTCATTGTTACTCTTGGATAAATTGAGAACTTGTGATTGTATACGATACAGATTGATTTTCTTGTTCTTTCTGTTTGGTGAATGCGTATAATAGCACACCATAGTTGATGATGTCAACTATTGCATCCTTATATCCTTCGTTTTCTACTTTTAATTTTCCACAAGAAACAAAGGTAGAAAGGCGAGAAAGTTTATCTACTATTCTGACTAAAAACCCTTGTTCTGTTTTGCAAATTCCCATTGCTTCACATCTTTCAAAATTAGCAAATGGTTGTACGCCTTCGTTTCCGGCATAATCATGATTTTTTCGTTTCATTAGATTCAATGCTTCTTGACACAATTCTTCGTGCAATTTCAAAAGTTCTTCACGATTCATAATTTATACTCCTGTTGAACCAAACCCTCCTGTTCTGTCACTAATTTGTTCTGGTTTGGTTTTGGTTTCACTAAAATTCATAGAATCCATTTGGTGCATATTTGGAACAATTTCTGCTTGCGCAATTCTATCCTTATCATATATTCTTTGATGGGTGTTTGTCAAGTTTATAATACAAACAAATAATTGTTTATTATAATCACAATCAATAACACCTTCTTGATTTGCCAGAACTATTCCTTTTTTGATGGATAGTCCTGACCTAGAATGAACTCTCATAGAGTATATACAATCAAAAGAAAAAATCAAACCCGTAGGAATCATTATTCTTTCGAATGGTTTTATTTTAATATAATTTAATCCTTTATTTTCATCATAAAATAATTCTTTTTGGACATGTTCATTTTCGCTTGAATATGATAATACCTGCTCTTCATTTGAAATGAATGCAGGTATATCAAAACAGGCTGAAAATTTTGTTTGAAAGTTTGGAGTCTCTACATTTTCATACATTTTATAAAAATCAATCACATTATATTCACTCATATATTATCCTTCTGTTGGAATCTCTCCATTATCGGTTGGTACTTCTCCAGAATCAGTTGGAGGAATGTATTGCTCGATTGTAGAAAGTTGTGAAGCAGCAACTGCTAGTTGTTGTGCTTTTAGGTTTAGTCCCGAAACAAGAAGATCGTCTAGTTCATTTCGACCATTTTGTGTAAAAATTGCAGCAAGGCGATTTACTCTTGTTTCGATAGTATTTAGTTCTTTTAATATACTTAAATATTGCTCAATAGTTTCCATCTAAAAATTCTCCTATTTTAACTTCCGAATGTATTTTCTGCACCTGGTATATATTCTATTTGTATTACTAAATCTTCTGGTGTTGTTCCTGAAGATAATGTTCCTGGATTAAAAATTAACGTATCTCCAGTTGTTAATTCTCTATGTGTAGAATTTAAACTAGTAGTATTTTGTACTGATGTATTAATACTAAAAGTAACAATATCGTTAGTATTTACACCACTTATTTTCTTTAATTTTGCATTTGTGCATGTTCCTGCACCAACAGTATAAGTTACCTTTGTCAGTCTCATTTTATTTACAACAGAAAGAATCAATTTACTGTCTTCTGCTTCTGGTGCAGCATCTGAATACATTATTAATTCTGGTCCACCACATAATCTTATTACTTCATTTAACTCTTCTCCCCCATATTCTCCTCTTACAGAATATAATTTTGCATCTACCGAAGTATAATATAGTTCTCTATGGAATATAGAAGAAGGTGCAGCCGGTAATAATTGATCATTGCCTTTTAGATATAAACTAAATTGATCACCATCAATAGTATTCGACCACTGAATTCCTGTAGAAGTTGTTCTTAATATAGTATTATTTGCACTAGGAGTTATTGGGGATAAATCTCCACTAGTTGTTGCATTTCTTCCTAGTATACCTCTACCTGCAACATCTTCAATTTTTGCAAAAGTAACAGCATTATTTGCAATGCAATCAGTAGGAATAGTAGTCCATCCTATTTCTATATTACCTCCCTTATCACTTGATATTAATACTTGATCTGCATTAGCAGGAGTAATTTGCCCAACAGGACCACTTGCGCTATTACTATTACCAAGAACACTTGCTCCTGCAATATTTTGTATTTTTGCTAAAGTTACATTTAAGTTAGAAATTTTTGCTGTAGTAATTGCATTATTACCAATAGTAATCACGCCTGTATTTGTAAGAGTTGCATCTCCAGACAATGCTACTGCTGCTGCTAAATTAGAAGAAGAACCAACATAAATTTGTCCAGATGTCAGCGCAGTGCCAACTGGAGTTCTTGGATTGCTTAATCTAGAATCATTTCCTACACAAAATGTATTTGCTGCTGATCCAAATGAACCAGGACCAATAACACCAGATGCTCCAGTGATCAATGGTATATTAGGATCAGAACCTATTGCACCTGCATTTGTGATATTTCCATGAACGTGGGTATTTGAAGCAGCACCAATATCAGCAAGAGACCAAGTATATGTTGTAGAACCATTTACAGATCTTGTAGTTGATCCTATTGTAACATTTCTTGGCGTTCCCCAAGTTGCTGTATTAATTGAAGCAGAACCATTGAATGATGTTCCGTTAATATTTACTGATGATGCTAAAGTATTAGCAGTTCCGGCATTACCAGAAATGCTACCACTTATTGTACTAGTAAAACTTTTTTCACCTGTTATGGTTTGATTTGTATCAAGAGTGACAAATTTACCGACACCACCAATCGCCACTTGAGTATTGCTTCCCTTCCCAATCCACAAAATTTCATTTTGTGGAGAAAAGGAAAGTTCTCCTTGTAATGAATTATTTTTTGCGGTGGTTTGAGCAGTAGAACCATACGCAATCTTAATTGTATTTGCCATTTCTGCCTTTCACTCTTATGTCATCATTATATATCAATAAACCCCACCATCAATTGTAGATTCGTTGTGAAGTAATGTTCCAGTTCCTAATGGTAAAGTTAAAGTGCCAGTTCCTGCAACACTAGGTGTTGCTAGTGATATTACACCACTTGTAGATCCATTAAAAGTTAATGTTCCATCAAATGATGGTCTAATTAAATTTGGTTGATTATTAAATACTAGAAGTCCTTCACCAGTTTCATCACTAATTATACCTCTTAATTCCGCAGATGTTGTATTAGCAAAAACATTCAATTTATTTGAAGTATATGCTACTGTTCCTCCTGCACCAAAATTAATACTATTAGACGAATCACTTCCTGTAAATGTAAGTGTATTACTTACGGTTAAAGTTTTTGCGTTTGCTATAGTTAGAGTTGCATTTGATGCAGGAGCAGTTATAGTAACTTTATTGATGCTAGTGGCAGTTGCAACTCCTAAAGATGGAGTTGTAAGTACAGCATTGGTTGATCTTACCACATTACCAGTACCAGTTGTAGCGGTCCAAGTTGCACCGCTCAACGAACCAGATTCACCAGTCAATAAAACTGCATTTGTTGTGCTTGTGTTTGCAATAAACGCAGTAGTATTAGCGCCAGATTGATAAAGTAATTGATTTCCAGATCCTCCTGCAACATGAGTTGCGCGTGATGCAGTAGCAGCATTTCCGTCAAGATCTGCTTCTAGTATTCCTGTGGTTACACTAATACTTCCTGTATTTGAACCAGTAGCAGTTGTTGTACCTAAAGTAAATACATCTTTATCTTCATCCCAAATAAATGCAGCATTATTTCCGCTTGAACCTCTTTCAAAAATAAATCCGATATCATTTGGATTAGGAGTTGAACTTCCCAAGTCTCGTTGAAGCATTATAAGTGCATCTGTTACTTCCATGTTTGTTGTATTTACTATAGTACTAGTACCAGAAACTGTTAGACTTCCTGAAATAGTTGCATTCCCTGAAACTACTAAATTATTTTTAATATTAGTATTACCACTTGCTGAACCTATATCAATAGTAGTCGCTGCACCTCCGAAATTAATTGTGGTTGCATTAGCATCCAATAAATCAAATGTAACAGAATTTGTTATAATAGATGTATTCACAGTTGGAGTTGTAAGTACAGCATTGGTTGATCTTACCACATTACCAGTACCAGTTGTAGCGGTCCAAGTTGCATTGCTCAACGAACCAGATTCACCAGTCAATAAAACTGCATTTGCTGTGCTTGTGTTTGCAATAAACGCAGTATTATTAACGCCTGATTGATAAAGTAATTGATTTCCAGATCCTCCTGCAACATCAGTTGCAAGTGTTGCAGTATTTGCTGTAGAAGCATTTCCATTTAATGATGCTGTTATTACATTTGCAGCAAAACTGCCATTTGCATCTCTTAGTACTAATGAATTTGCATTACTAGCAGTATTCGAATTTAATGAAAGTTCAATACTAGCATTTGATGATTGGTTAGCAGAAAAAGTTGAAGTTGCTCCTACAGATAATCCTGTTCCATTTGCAGAAATTGTTAATGTACCATCTTTAATATCATCAGTAAAAGCCAATGTTTCTGTGCCTGCAGTTGAATTGGGGTAAAATTTTAGTGTATTAGTGCTTGCTTCCCACCAAAAATCTCCATTTGATGGAGTAATAGCACCTTTTCCTGTACCTCCTAAATTAAAATTAGATCTGCTTCCAGAGATAACAGGATTTCCACTCGTAACTGTAATTGCACTAGACCAAGTTGGAGCACCAGTTCCACCGGATATTAAAACTTGACCAGATGAACCTGCTGCAGTTGATCCATATGCAGTTGTGCTTGATCCGTAGATTATGCCACCTTGATTTGGACCTGTTCCGTTTCCTGTACCACCATTGGCAACGCCAAGAGTACCAGATAAAGTAACTATACCTGTTGCCGCTGTGTTGGGAGTCAATCCAGAAAGAGTTGTTTGAAATGAATCAACGCTTCCTGCTGTTGAATCAAATAATGTTACTACATTACTATTAGAATTTCCTACATAAATTTTATTTGTAGAACCATTACTATAAAGTGCAAGTTCACCAAACTCTAAGGATGAAGGTGTTGCATTTGTTGTGCTTCTCTTAATCTTAATAACATTAGCCATTGTTCATTTCCCCTTTAAAGTTAAATAGTTTTAGATATATATAAAATTTATTCATTAGGGGGAGCAATATGTTGCAGAACTT